TAACTAAATCACCATTAGATTTATTTTCTCAATGCTTGTTCCTTGATCCCTGGCTCCTTAATCATCAATCTTATTACACATTTAAAGCTAGATATGCTGTCACTAAAAAAATAGAAGTACAAGGTAGACGTATAGAAATCGTAGTTGGTTATAGAAATCTTCCTGAGTTATCAGAAAAAATAAAACCTTTTTCTAAAAGAATATTAAAAGAAGATTGTTTAGATCTACCTGCAAAATCTTTTATTAAACATACCGTTGAACTTACTAAAGAACAGAATAAAGTTTACGAACAGATGAAGAAAGAAGCAATAGCGTTTCTCGATGGTAAGATGCAATCTACAGCTACGGTCATGACTCAGCTTATGCGTTTACATCAAATAACTTGTGGTCACTTTACAGCTGATGATGGTACAATAAAAGATTTACCTTGTAGTCGGTTAACAGAGTTAATGAATATATTAGAAAACGTTGAAGGCAAAACTATTATCTGGTCCCACTATACACACGATGTAAAAAGAATTATTGAAAAGATAAAAGAAGTATATGGTGATGAGTCTGTAGTAGATTATTTTGGTGAAACAGATCAAGAAAATCGATCAAAGAATATAAAGAAATTTCAAACAGATGACAAGTGTAGATTTTTTGTAGGAACTACACATACAGGTGGTTATGGTATTACATTAACTGCTGGTAGTACAATGATTTATTTTTCTAATGGTTATGATTTAGAAAAAAGACAACAATCAGAAGCACGTATAGATCGTATTGGTCAAACTAAAAAAATGACTTATATAGATATAATGGCACAAGATACTATTGATGAACACATAGTAAAAGCTTTACGTAATAAAGTTAATATTGCTAATACAATTATGGGTGAAGGTTATAAAGAGTGGATTTAAAAAAGTCCTTTGTCTATAACTTTTTCTAGCAACAGAAGTGATACTGCCCCAACAGTACCCAATACCACCCAATAGATCTTGTCTATCTTACCGCCCAAATCGTGAATACCTTCGTGCATGTGTTTCATATCTTTTTTGATACCTGTAATATATCCATAGATGGATAATAAATGTTCTCTGGTGCTTTTGGGTCTTAATTTATCTCCGTTTGGCATTATGCTAATCCTCTTTGTCTAAGTTTAATCATCTTTTCCTCTTCAGATAATAATGCGTTTTCTACTGGTGTCAAACCTTGATTCATGTTTCCTGGTGCTTGTGACGTTTGTATCACTGCAGCGCTAGGCATGTCGGTTGGCGGTAATGCAGATTGACCTGCTGGATCAGTATCTGGTAAAAAGTTTTCTAAATCTAAATTAAAATCACCATATAAATTTTGTGTTTCCATTAGATTTCTCATAGCTTCAAGCGTTCCTTCTGCACCTAAGAATGGGTTCGGTTGTCCACCTTCAAATGCAATGTCCTCAAATCTTTCTTGAATTTTTTCTGAAGGAAAAAAAGGTTTAAACTCACCAGATAACAAACTATCTAATAATCCAGTTGGTATACCTCTTTTTTCAAATATCTCTTCTAGTTTATTTGGATTAACACCTAACTTCATAGCATTTAATAAATGTTTTTGTGCATCTTTCCTAACTTGGAACAAAGCTTTGTTTGCAACAAAATATCTTTCAATTACATCCTTTGGTGTTTTAGGTTCACCAGATAACACACCAAACTTACCACCGGTAAATAATTTGGTCGCTTCTGACTGACCTTGTCTAAGATCATACAAATAAAATCCTAACGCTTTTTCTGGATCAACTTTTTCTAATCTAAAACCAAATATACCTGCAAGTTCTTTTGGCACCTCATACATTACAGGACCTTTACCTGGTATACCTCTTATACCTTTTATCGTTCTTTCAAAAGGTGCAGTTGTAGGTTTTAAAGTTTTAATTACATGTTTCATACCAATTTCTATTTGTTCTGGTAAAGGTGTTGTGTCTGTCCACAGCTCTTGACCCTCTCTAGTTCTACCACCTCTTAACATAATATCTGCAAATGCTTCTGAATAGATAGATTCTGATATAAATGGTGACGCTGTTTCACCAGAAGCTTTTGCAATACCCTCTATAAAACCTTTTAATAATACTTCTTCGTCTTCTATACCTTGTTGTATATTAGTAAGTAAACTTTGAAATGGTCTTGTAAGTGTATCGTATACATTATTTTTAGACCAATCTGTGTAATACAACTCACCTGTGTCTGGGTCTTTAACAAAAATTAATTGTGAATTTTTTGACCATGGTGCAACAAAGTCTCTTGCTGCATCTGCCTCTTCTTGCGTTACTCCATAAATTGCTTGTGATCCTTTTATTAAACCATATGGAATTACACCCATAGCAAGTGTTGTACCTATAAGTCTTTTTATACCCTCTGCTTTCATAGGGTTTGTGCTTGTTACTGGATTTATTTTACCTGTTACAGGATCTCTTAAATCTTTCATTATTTGTCTAAATATACCAGCACCTGTTCTAAATACTTCTGATGGCCATGACATAAAGTTACCAAGTGGAGATACACGCATGGCTCTTACAAATTCACCAACCTTTGCATAGTTTGGAACGGTGTCTTGTACAATTTCTGCAACTTCTTTTTTAAGTGCGTCAGGAGATATCTTAATACCAGCTTTTTTATATAGATCTCCTCTTTTTATTAATTGTGTTTCATAATTAATAATTTTCCAAATGTCATCTTCAGCTACATATAAGTCTTGCATGAACTTACCAGCTTTCTTGATACCTCTGGATGTTCTCTTACCTAAAGTTTCTAACATTGGTTTTAAAACACTATCGGTTGCAATGTTACCCTCACCAAATCTAATATCTTTCATTAGATTACGTAGATCTCCAAGCCTTACATTTGTATTTACAATACCTAGTTCTAAGTATTCTCTGTATTTTTCTTGTGATAATTCTTTTCTAGGTCCACCTACCTGAACGCTACCAAATGCGTTTTGCATTGCTCTTGCAAAAAGTCTTGGGTCAGAAAGTATTGCACCATTTGCAATAGAAAACGCTGCAGAACTTAAAAAATTTCTTATGTGTGTTGGTACAGATAAAATTGTTTTTGCGTATTGTGCACCAGCTTTAGGTGTTAAAACTCCATATCTCCATGCTGCAGAAAAAGTTCTACCTAACGCACCACCGGTATCACCTCTCATAAAATCTTGTATTTTAGATACGTTTGTAAATCCCTCTGCTATTTCTCTTGTTGTATATGTGCCGGATAATCTATTTACTAATACACCTTCTTTAAAATATTCTTTTACATAGTCATCCATTTTGACTATATCTGCTTGATTACCAAACGCTCTTTTTGCAGCTAATGGACTATCATGAAAAAATCCTCTTTGTCCCAATGGTGTGGTTGATTTTGCGTTGGCTTTAGCCACTGCATCAGCATCTAATATTTCATCAAATAATTGATTTTTTCTTGCTATTGCAGACAATCTGTTAGTTCCTTCAAAAATAGAATGTCTTACATCATTAATTTCGCCAAACAATTCTCTAAATATTTTAGATCCCTTACCTATAACTTGTATTTCTTTTTTACCACCTGGTAAATTTTTAGTTAAAGTTTGTGCAAATGTTTTTAAACCCATGGCATCGTCTGCAGACTTAGATAAATTTTGATACACAAAAGTTGGTAGTGTATCTTTTTTTGGGTCCATCTTTCTAACTTGTTTTATAATATCATTAACCATACCTTCTGCTTCTAAATCTGTAATAGGATTATTATTTTTGGCTGCATATCTTTTAAATAATGCTGCAGTATTTTTTACTGCATCTTTTGTAGGTTTATATTTTTGAAAAAAACCAGCTTCTGCATCTTCAAATATTTCAAACGTATTACCTATATAATTTTTAACTCTATTACCCATAATCTTTCTAAGATCTTTAGTAACACCCGTAGGTAAATCTACTTTTGCTCCTGGTCCTGATGCAGTTATTTCTAGTAAATTATTAAATTCTTTTCTCGTTTTATCTAGTATATCTAAAATTTTGTTACCCGTTATGGCTCCTTCTTTTTTACCCATTCTTTTTGTAACAGTTGTTAAAATATCTTTTTTAAAAGTTGCATCTAAAGGTTTTGTTAAATCACCTTCAAACAATGTGTCATCTAATAATTTTAAGAATTGTTTTCTTTCTTCGTTAGAAGATGCATTAAAAAATTTTCTATATTCAGGAAATACTTTATCTACTTCTCTATCTATTAATGCTACTTTTTCCTCTGCAAAATTAGTATCTCTCATACCTCTTGCTTTTTGTTGTTGTTTTGCAACTGCAATTTCTTGTGGTTTAGTTCCTCTAAATCTAAATACAGATGCAAGTTTATCTAAAGCTCTTTCTAGTCTAGAGCTACTATAAGCAAGTTCTTTTCCTCTTTTTGCTAATGCTTTTGCACTTTTACCTACACCATACACAAAGGGTGAAAGTAACACAGACTCTGATCCAAATTTAATTCTGTTTAACAATCTTCTTGATGCGTCTTCTGCTATATCTGTAGATTGTTCTCTATCTAATTCTGTAGGTCCTGCTTCAAATAAATCTCCAAACGTACCTATCTTTTCATTATCAACTACAAATATTTCACCGGCACCACCACCAATCGCCATGACACCAAATCTTTTTGCACCTGTTAATTTGTTTAATTGTGCTGCTTTTTTTGTACCTTTTTTAAAATTAGGATTTTTTGGATCAACATATTTACCAGCTTTTTTTGCACTGACTGCTTTTTTTGCTACTCGCTCTGCAATAGCATCAGCTGTTTTCAAAGCTATTTTACCGCCTGCTGTACCAAAACCAATTAATTGAGTTAAAGCTTCTGATATTTTACCAGCAGCTCTTTGATCTGCAAATTCTTCAAATGGATTTATTGTATCAAAAAATTTTTCTACTTCTGCAACTGCACTAATAGTTGAATCTTTTGTAGAAGGAACACCTATTAATTGTCCTGCTCCTAAATCCATTAGTTCTGCTGTTATAGATGCTACACCTTCTGGTATTTTAATTGCTCCTGATGCAATACCTGATACAAAAGATGTAAGTCCGCTTACTTCACTATTTTCTTCTGCAGGTAATTCAATATCAGTTTCATCTGTGCCTGCTTTGACAAGATCTTGCTTATTGTCTTCTGTGATTTTTTTTTGTTTCTTTCTTCTTTCCTCTTCTTCAGGAGTTAAGGATTGAAATCTTGGATCGTCTAGGCTTAGAGTAGCCATAGGTTATTCCTGTATTTCAAATGTTAACGGATCTAATCTGTAAGTTCCACCTGCATTATCAAATATTAAAAAATCTGTAGTTACAGGATCATAAATAATATCTCCAGGTTTATATTGATCTAAAGGTAAAGATAATATTTTTCCCTTGTTATCAAATGTGTATGGTTTAAATCCTCTGTATTTAGCTAAAACTTCAGGTTTAGCTTCTCTTCTAAATTTAGTTATATTAAATGCAGTTAAATCTGGTCTTTCTTTTACTGCAGGGTTTTTACTTTCTGCATACGTTTCCGTTAGACCAGCAACTACGTTTTCAAATGCAGGTCTTACTTGATCTGTTCTAAACTCTTTACCAACTTTAAGTTTTGCTTTTTTTTCTATTTCAGCTAATTCTTGTTTGCCTTTTATTATTTGAACATCAATTTTATTTTGTCTATCTAAATTACCCTCAGCTTCAATTCTTTGGTTTTGTAGTTCAGCTATTTCTTTTTTTATTTTATTTGCTTCATCTGATTCTTCTTTACCTATATCTGCAATCACACCTTCAAGTGCTATTTCCTTGTCTTGTTTTCTTTGTAAATTTAAATTTTTAAATAAATTTTGTGTAGGTTCATCAAATGCAGCAGCTAAATTTGCAAATGTTCCGCCTTGACCTGCAGTTCTCATACCTCTTAATCCACCTTCAATTAACAATTGATTGATGGGATCGATAGCGGGCTTAGAGTAATCTTCAAGAACTTTTCTAATTCTTTCTGATGGTTTTTCATTACCTTGTGCATATAGGTTTCTCATACCAGAAGTAATACCACCTCCGACTTCACCGCCTTTTCTAAACATAGGTCTTTTAAAAACGTTACTCATTATCTATCTATTGCTCTATATATACCAGCCAATGTAGCACCAGCACTTAACGCTGTCTGTAATGGACTAGGTGTTGGTTGCATTTGTGTTTGTGTTCCGCCAGGGTATCCTGAGATTAGACCCATGATGCCTGATCCTAAAGTTTGTGCCGCTTGTAATGGTTGATTAGCTTGTGCCTGTAATAATTGTTGTTGAGCAGTTAAACCAGCTTGTGCTTGTGCTTGTTGTTGTGCACCAAGTGTTGATAGTGCTCCAATCTGTTGACCCAATAATGCAGGAGTTGCTTGTGCTAATCCCATTTGATTCATAAAATTCTGTTGTGCTGCTTGTTGTGCTTGACCAAAACCTTGTTGTAATAATTGTGCTTGTAGTGCCGCTCTGTTTCTATCTGACTGCGCCATAAACTCAGATTCAGCTACACCTTGTCTTGCACCACCAAACGCTCCTCTTCTTATCGCTGCATCAGAAATTGATCCTAAACCTTTTTGTGCTTGTCTATCAAAGTCTTGTAAAGTTGTGTCAATAACATCTCTTTGAAATGGTGACATGAATTGTTGATAAGCTTGAGGGCCTGTGCTTGCCGCTGCAGTTTGTAAAAAAGGTTGAAAGCCACCTAATCCGCTCGCTAGATTTTGTGCCTGTGTAGTTAATGCACCTTGTCCAGCTACAAATTGTGGACCAAATATATTAGCAAGATTTTGTTGTTTAAAATCACCAACTGCTGAAGTTAATTCTTGTAAATATGGTTTTGCTGCAGCTTCTATAAACGGAGCTGGTTGTTGTATCTGTGTAATTGTTTCTGTAGACATTATACTCTTCCTCCGTTTTCTAATTGTTTCATCATACTATACATACGTTCTGCACCTTTGTTAACGTCACCATCACCCATACCTCTTACAGCATCGGCAGTAAATACAAATTCGTTATTTGAAAGCATCGCAGGGATGTCGTCTGCCTTCTCTTTTACACCAACTGGAGGAATAAATCCACCAGTATTTCTAAGATCTAATTCTGTTACACCTGCAGGATTTTCATTCAATGGTAGACCCATGATTCCTGATGCCTGCATCGCGTTATCTTCTGCAGTATCCCCCATAGCATAACCAATACGGCCACCATCAGCCATATCTTTAGAAAGTCTTTCTCTAGCTTCTTCAATTGCCTCTTGTTGACTAAAACCTGCCTCTCTAAGTTCTGACACAAGTTCCATAAATCTTCTTTCGTAATCTTCAGATCCATTAGAATAACCAATACGGCCACCATATGCGTTTATAGCTCTTCCTGAATATTCTTTCATATTTTGTTCTACAAGTAAATCTATTTCACCTTCTGTGTATCCAAGGTTTTTATAATTTGTTCTAAGTTCTTTTTCTAACTCATTTAATTCTTCTTGTGTTCTACCCATTATTCTTTGTTGCGCAGGGTCTAATTTTGGTTTTGTAAAATAATCAGTAAGACCTGCAACGCCTGTTCCAACAGCCACGTCTTTTAGAACACCACCAAGTTTACTGTCCATTAAACCTGTCGCTGCTGTTTTTAAAAATTGTGGTGCAAAACCACTAAATATTTTTTGACCTGCAGCTGTTGGTAAACCAAAAGCCCCTATACCTAATATAGCAGCTTTACCTAAATCAGATTTAGCAAAATCTTTAGCTTTGCTTACTACTTTTTTAACAGGTCTAGTTATCTTTTTAATAAAGCTTCCTAATCCGTATAATTGTCTGGGTGTTTGTCCTCTAGAAATAGTCATAATTTTATTTATAATATATAAAAATCCTTTGTTTTACAACTTAGAATCACCACCTAAAGGTAGCGCTTCAACGATTACTTTAACATCTCTTCTAATATCATCAGCTACAGTTTCTGTTTCAGGGTTTTGTACATCTTGCATGGCCTCTGCGTCTGAGTTATATTCTTGCCCTGTTTTCATATTAGTTAATGTAACCTCTGTTTGTGGTGTAATAACCTTTACTGGTTTACCGTTTATTATTTCTATTCTGTACGATGCTTCTGTTTCTATAAATGACATATTAATCCCTATTTATTTCTAATATTGATGTAATTAAGTGTAGTCTATCAGCTGTTGCAACTTGTGCTTTTAGTATCTCTCCTTCTTGCAATATTATTGGTTGAGTTATTAGTTCAACAGTTGCTTTTGCAGAGATAGCTTTGTCTTTAAATAAACTAAATACTGCACCAGCTGCATTAGTTATTGTAATAGTAATACTATCTGCGTTATTAGAATCTTCTGATACCACTATATTTTTTATAATAGCTCTAGAATCAGATGGCGTTGTATAAACTGTTGTATTACCAGTAGTGGTAAAATCTACTTTTGCATTTTTATATACGTTAGCCACTGATAAACCAAGAGAATCTCTCCTGCTCCTGTTTTACTTCATTTAAAAATGTAGAATTTAATTGATCTTTCATAAGTGTTATTGATCTGTTAATCTGTTTTTGATTAGAAATATCGTACTCTTCTTTTGGTTCTGGTATTCTAATATTTATTTTTGCCATTATATTGTATATGTTCCAGGTTCTGTTATATTACCTTCTTTTAATTGTTCAAATTCATACTCAGTTACATTTGGAGAAATTAAACCTAAACTAACTGCTGTATCACGATCTAACTTTTTAAATCCTCTTGCCTTTGAAGCATCGATATCTTTTTGAAGAACTTCTGTTAATTTCATAACGCCTGTATTTTTATTTACTTGTGATGGAAAAATAACATCTTTATTTGGATTATCACCAAATCCCATTGGATTTTCTGAAAAATCATTTAAATTTAATCTATCTATATTAGATATAAAATCTGCTGAAGTTAAACCTTCAAAATCATTTAAATTTACTCTATCTTCATCTTCTTCATTCGTTTTTCTTCTGTCGTATATGTCTCTAATATCTAAGTTTGCAAAAGGATCTAATCCTCCAAGACCTAGTTTATTAAATTGAGACATATCATAAGTTGGTTGATTAAATCTTTTACCTAAACCAAGTCTTTGTCCAAGACCTCTAATTAAATTTCCAATAAATCCACCACTGCTAATAAAACTTCCTATACCACCACGTCCTGCTGTAAAAGCATCTGGATTAAATGCTCTAGCTCTTGCTAACTCAATTGGTGATACTCTATTTCTACTATCAAAAAAACCTGGATTAACTCTTCGTCCACCACCTGCTGCAATAAATGCAGATCTTATATCTTTTGCTTCGTCACTTGGTTTTGGAGTTACCCCTGGAGGTAATGCTGGACCACTCCCTGTTCCACTAAATCCAGAAAGATTACCCGTCTCTGCAGAACTATAATCTCCACCGCCTTGGAAACCACCAAATCCTCCTGGTCCTCCAAAGTCTCCTTCTAAAGAAGGTAGGCCGCTAGGTCCTCTGTTTGGTTTACCTTTTAATGATCCATATAAATTTAGATCTACAAGTATCTTTTCTTCTTCGGGTGTGATGTAAGCTAGTTTTGCTGTAGGTGTGTTTGGTGATGATTTAGCAATTTTTGGTGCAGTTACCATTTCTGATGGTCTGTAATTTCTTACACCACCTTGTATTTCATAGTCTATTTTTTTATCTATAGCCATTATCTTCTCCCATCCGGTTGCACGTCTAATCTAAACGTACCAAAACGCCAAGACTCACCACTTGAGTCATTTTCTATTTTAAAATTAATAAAACGGCCTCTGGCTCTTGTATCCTTTTTATCAGTAGATGAATTGATTGTAAAGGGACTCAAAGCTGTTGTAGTATCAGATTGTTGCGGATATCTTTTAACAGCCATACTTATTTTTGCATTACCATCTAATGTTTTAAAATCAGGTACAAAACGTCTTACAGCTAAAAAAACTTCACCAGCTAACTTAAGACCTATCTGTTGACCTTGTCTATTTCTTTGTCTTTGCTCTAAATCTATGTCATATGATTTTATAAATGATGTAACAATAGTTGTTGATCCATCTTCATTTACTTGATCTGTTCCTACTTCGTGTTCAAAAAATTTAGTTTGACCTAAACCATCCTGACCTACAATTGCTGGAAAAGTGCCATTTGCTGTGCTATCATATTTTGTTCCATAAGGTTTAGGATATACAATTGCATCAATCCAAGATGTTCTTGCTTCTGTACCCGTATACCATACTCCACCTTTCATTGGTTCGCTATAATTAAACACAACATACTTATCATTAAAATTAGATCCTTGAGATGGATAGTACCAAATAACTTCTGTAAACAAATTATTTATACCAGCTGCAACTTGTTGACCTTTTGTAGTATCAAAGTTATCATATACAAAATCTTCTACACTACATGGTAGTGATTTAACTGTACCATCAAACATAAAGAAACCATTTGGTGATAACCAAAACGCAGCTCCATCAACTTCAACAACTGCATTTTTACCTATTAGTCCACAGTTAGTACCCACCTGTTCAAAACCAAATGTAAAAGGTGATCCAACAAATTTCATTGTGTATAATGCATTATCTGTAAATACTAGAATTGTTTCTTTTGCTTTGATAGCACCAACTATTTTTGTGCCATCTTGTAATCTAAAATCACCAGAACTATTAACTGCTGTTGCAGTATAATCATTAATATCTTCTTGATCAGAAAATCTAATGAACATATCATCTTGTGTTGTTGTGTCTCCAATAGTTGTTTCAGTTCCAAAATGACATAAGTGTCTAGTTGTTGGTGAAACTAAAGTTAATCTTGATGCAGTTGGATTACTACCTGTTGCAAAGCCAGATGTTGTTAAAGACGCTCTTGTAGTTAAAGGTGTTGCAGCACCTGCGTTCCATGTAAATGTTTTACCATTCGCAACTGTTGCAATTAATACTTGACCAAAGTTATCTAAACTCCAAAGCCCTGGTTCAAGAGTTACTTCTGATGCAAGAACTGCTTCTCCCCAATCAGAAAAATTTGTTGCGTCTACAACCGCTGTGCCATCAGAATGAGCTGCCTTACTTGTTCCATCAACTTCTCTTGTAATTGTTGTTAAGTTAGGTGACGATATACCTGTGTATGAAATTAATTCGTTTTCAACTAATATCCTTCCTGATGAACTAAAGTTTGTTGTTGCATCTAGTGTAATTGAAGTTCCCGATCCACCTGTACCAGCGGTATCATTTAACAATGCTCCATCTAAATTAGATGTTGCAGCTCCAGAAACTAATCCATTCCATTGTGATATACCAAAACCATAACCATAAGATTGTGCTGCAGGTCCAACTTTTTCGTAAGGTTTAACAGCAATGCTTCCACCTGTTGATACGGTTGCACCAGCATTAGAACTTTGTGTAATTGTAAAAGTTGTTGGTGTTGGAACTGATGTTACTTGAAATAATTTATCTTCAAAATCTGATGCACTAAAACCTGTACCACCTGGTAATGTTACACTATCAAATAATACTATGTCTCCGGGTTCTAAATTATGTGATGTAGATGTTGTTATTGTACAAATAGCTGAAGCATTTGTAGTTGCAATTGTAGAAGAGGATAGAGTTGATTTTAAAGGTGTAATATCATGTAATTGTCCTTCAAAATATAAAAGTAAAAATTTATCTGTACCTATTGCAACGTATCTATTTCCATCAAGATCTACAAATCCATGTTGCTTTCTAGCAACACCAACAATGGTATCTGATATTAAAGAAGACCAACCACCTACTTTTTCTGGTAAACCATATCTAAATCTAACGTTGTCAGAATCTATCCATCTATTTTCTGCACCTGCAGTTGTATCTTGTTTGTCAATTCCAGGTAAGAAATTATATTCGATAAGGGCCATGGTCCGTGCTCCCTATGCTGTGTTAGTCTTAAATGCCCAGCCTCTTGTTGCATCCACATACACTAATGTAAAAGCTTGACCGTTAGTGTTTAGTGTTAAATTTGATGTGCCTGTATTTATTGGTTGACTGTTTCTATTAACAATTAAATTATTGTTTGCAAAAGTTCCTCTTGCATCAATAAATGTAACTTCTGATCCTACTGGTGGTGATGCAGGTAAAGTTACCGTAATTGGGTTAGCTGTTGTGTTTGCAAATATTTGATCACCATCCACTGCAGTGTATGCAGTGATTGTTGAAGAGTCTAAAGTTACATAACCTTTATTACGAATACCTAGACTGACATTTGTGCCATCAGAATATACTAAAGATTTAGATCCAATTGGTAATACAACTCCACTTCCTGATACAGTTTTAACTGTAATTGTATATAATGCAGACGTCCCTCTTGTTGTTGCATCTTCAAATATAATAATTCTTTCTGATCCATCTGGTATAGTTACATTTCTATTTGCACCTAGTGTACCAGTTAATTTAATATATAAATTTTTACCGTTTGATGTTGCACCATTGTCGAGTGCTAAAGCTAAATCTCCAGACGCTAATTGTGATGTAGACAAATAACCTGAAGATAATTGTTCTAGAATTTGTAAGTTTGTATTAGTGATCGTGCCCCAAAGACCAGCCTTTTCACCTGTTGCTATAAGTTCTAATTTTGAATTTGTTGAAAAACTTGATGCCATAATTCTCCTAATACGGGTCTATTGGTGTCCAGACCATTGTTGCTCCTGGGTTAATATCATTCCAAGTAATAATACCTGGATCTTTAATACTTAACGTCATTGGCGAACCAGTTGGTAACACGTTTGCCGCTGCTGATATTGTAACACTTCCAGTGCTAATGGTCAATTCATTCTTTGTAACACTTACATTAGCTGCCGCTGTAACTGTAATATTACCTATACCTAAAGTAAATGGTGTAGCTGTAGGTGTTACATTAGCTGCTCCACTAATTGTTAGCTGTCCAAAACCTAAAGTTAATGGACTTCCAGATGGTGTTGCAAGTGCTCCTGCCAGTGCAGTTGAGTCACCAATACCTAATGTTAATTGATTAGCAGTTACATTAACAGTAACGTTTGGGTTAAAGAACGATGTCGATATTGGAGCACCGGATATGGAAGTCAGGCCGAGCATTTATTACGCTCCGTTAAGTTCGTTATATTTATCTATAATTGTTTGTCTTGGAATCTCAGCTGTGCCTTCAGAAAACTTTATGACAAAATCATCCAAATTATGTCCTTGAATAGCGACTTTTGCGTCAGGATTAATTGCTTGAACTGCTTCTAATATTTTTAACATTGAAACGTACTCCATTATGCTGAAATCTCCATTAATGTTATTGTATGTGTTGGATTACTATCACCAACTTGTACATAACTATTCCCATTTCCAGTAACAGTAACTTTGTAAGTTGTTGCTGATGTGCTTGATGGACTATCTAAAAAAGAAATAGAACAACCACCAACTTTGTTAGTGTCAGACGTATCAGTATCTGCACCTCTTTGCTCAAATGTAGCAAGATCGGTTGAGCCTCTAACTAGTTTAAGTACAACATATCCATTATTATCTTTTCCAACACCTTGAATATGAGCGTTAACTAAAACTTTATTAGAAGTAGATGCTGGAGTTATATTTGCAGTAAGACCAGTATCAGCTGTGCTACTATCTGTTAAAATAGTTTCGGTTGTGCTTGTTGCATTTATAACTTGTAAAACTTTACCAGGTGAAAAACTAGTTGCACCTGTACCACCATTAGCTACTGGTATTACTCCTGTTATTGCGTTTGCTCCACCTAATCTAGTTAATGCCATAATTTATTAAACTCCTATTAATTTATATCCTTGTACAGAGCTTTTATTAGCTTGCACTTTTCCTCCGCCACCACCATCTGCATCTACTCCATAAGCCTTGAAAGTAATTGCATCACCTGCTGCTAAAGTTTGTATTGTCTCAATAGTACAAGTTTCTATATTTATATTTCTAAAATTACTTGCATTAGTTGAGGTTCTAGCTTGTTTAACAGTCGAACCATTATTTAATAAAGATATTGTAAAAGTTTCTCCATCAGCTCCAATATCGCTAAAATCAATAGTCATAGTAACTGTAAGAGCGTATTTACCACCTTCACCAGAGGGAACAGTAAAAGTTGTTCCATCAAATGCACTATTGGTATCTATTTCATCTTGAGTAAAACCAGTTATTGCTGTTGTTACAGCTCTACTCAAAGTAACAACAGATGCTAACTCTCCATAAAAAGCTGGAGTGTTGGCTACAGCAGCACCATCATTTTGTAAAGTTCCTATAATATTTGTCGTGTCACCAGATGCACCGATAGTAATTGTGTTACTACTTTCGTTGATAATGTTATTACCGTCTGCGTCTTGTATCGTGTCTGCTTTTAATATACTTGTCATAATTTTCCTATTCTATAAATCTAAATCCACTCATTCTACAACCTTGTTTTGCTATATTTGTATTTGCATTAGCTGAAGAATTTATTTGAATAAATGTTTCTATATAATCTCCTTCAGACAAATTTTGTATCGTGTAAAGTGTTTTACCTATTCTATATGCATCACTACTACTACTTGTTTCAAATTCAGTTTTAGCAACTGAAGATCCATTTTTATATATGAATACAGAAGTATCTTTATTATCATCACTTGATGTTGTTTCTCCTGTAGCAGTCGCAATTAAAAAATATTTTCCCGCATCTCCACTTTGAACAGTGTATCTATAGTTTGTTGAAACATCAACACCACTATCACTATCTAAGTCTGAAGTATCAAATTGAATTTTAGTAGCTGTATTATCGGATAATCCTGTTTGATTACTACTTAAACTCATTTCAAAATATGGTGTATTTTTTCCACCAACACCTGTCTGTGTTGCACCTGAAGGAATAGTAATAGTCTCCCCAGATTGACCAATAGTAATAGTCCCTGATCCAGAGCTTGTTTGTATATTCGATACTTTTAATGTTCCGTTTGCCATTATAATTCGTCATTCCCTTTATGAGCTATTTTAAATTCTTCTGTGTAATCAAAAGTTCCGTCTTCTTTTCTAATCATATCTGCATAAACATTATCAGATACCTGTTCCCACCCATCAACAGGTTGATAAGAAATTACTTTAACTACGTTGTTTTCAATTTTTGCATATTTCATTTTAAGATACCTTCCATATTTGAGCGTTTGCATAATATTCTGTTCTACTTTGACCTTCACTTACACCCATACCAGAACCAGATTGTGTGCTTCCAAAATATTGTCTTAAATCAAAAACTTTTTGTGCAGCAATAGTAAATCTACCCATGAGTTTACTTTCAGTTTGATGTGCATTTGAAGTTCTAGCATATCCTGTTGAACCCATTATGGTATATGAACTATCTGTGGTGTTGTATAAAAATAATCTATGTTTAAGACAAGCATATCCTGGAGCATAAGCTTCAATGTAATATGTGCCGCTTGGTAAAGTAATTTGATTTGATCCTAAACTTGCACCAGTTATTTCGTTAGTAACAACTGTATTTAAATCTCTTGTCATGACAGATCCACCAGTAGTGCCACCACCATCTGATGATGCTGATTTTTCATCTCTAACATGAAGTAATTGACTTTCAAATTTCCCTTGAACAGCAGCTCCATTATTTTGTAAAGTTCCTACAACATTTGTAGTATCACCAGATGCACCTATAGTTAAAGTAGTGCCTGAACTTGGTTGAATTAAATTTGTTTCTAATGTGCTCATTATAAAATTACAAATGTACTCCCTGATGGAATCGTGATCGTACCACTAATAGTTACTGGTCCAACCATCGCTCCGTTTGTTGAGCCCGCCATTGACAATGATGTCAACGTCTGAGCGTTCTTTACAAAAAATGTAGAGGCTAAACTTCCGGCTGTTACTGTTGAGTCGGTTGGTGTACCGATGTCAAAAGTATTACCAAGAACGACACCAAAAAAAGTATCTGTGCTAGCAGGATTTCCTGTGAAAGTTATCTGGCTACCGGATATCGTAAATGCGTTTACGGGTTCTTGTACGACTCCTGAAATGGAGATGATACAGCTAGCTTCGTTTCCTGGAAGCACAGCACTGCCACCACCGACTGTTAAGTTAAACGGTCCATTTGTTGATCCAGTGAACGATCCTGATATATCGTCTAATATTTGATACGCACCCGTTTGGGGAGCTTTGCCAACGTAAGCCATAATTTAATTCCTTTACTCTGTTGGGATTGGATTATCAGTCTTGACTTTTGCTACATGATCTTTCCATGTAGTAGTACCATCTACATTATCGTGGTACTGCATATCGAGCTGGTCACCCAAATCACCATAGGCCATTCTTCTTGCAGATCTTGCAGCGTTTTGTCTTTCAGACAAATCAGCAGCAGAGTCTAAAGCATTCAGTTGCTCGTCAGTAGGTTTTGCTACACTAGAAATATTCCATTCCTTGATGTAGGGACCCTGACCGTTCGAGTCATCCTGAAGCAGAACGTCTGTCGTAAAGTCAACATTTGCTACGCCATTGTTAGCGCAATATTGTTGAACTTTAGTTGATAGTTGTGCCATAGTTTTCCTCCTTATTCTCCGTTATCTATAACAGTGTTTCCCTCAGAAATCCACTGTTGAATTTCTTGATAGTCTTTGTTTGCTTCGTCTAATGGCACAGCCCATCTAGTACCATCTTCTTTAACTACAAGATAGCCTCCGAACTCACCATAGTCATATTTTTTTTCTACACTAATAAACATAATTATAACTCCGCATCTGCTTGTATTCCATTTGAATTATAGATGTGACATCCATCTCCTGTACTGCCATCAGTAGAAGTTGAACCATACCTAGCATGAGCTTCTGTTGTCCAACCACTCAAAGATGCTGAAACTGTAGCTGTGTTAGAAGTTTGCATATTTCTTAAAGTTACATCTGACATCGTAGGAGTTGCTCTTTTTATAACTTTAAAATAAACAGAAGTTCCTGAGTAATTACCTTTATTTGATGCTGATAGTCCTGGATAATCAGCAGTCATTTGTTCAAAATATCTTTGACATCTTCTTAAATTTACATCAACAGGCAAGAATTCAAAATCAGATGCTGCTGTTCCAGCTTCTAATTGTATTCCAGTAACATACCATTCGTTTGATGTGCTATCTGCAAGATTGACTTGACCTACTGCATTGTTAGCATTTGTATTAGATTCCCAAGTTGTAGCTAAACTTCCAGATGTATAATCTGTTCCAGCACCTAGATAAAAATAAAGTTGTAAACTTGTTCCATTGTCATTATTTAAAGTTCCAGTGGTATCTGCATCAAAAGTTATTGTTTTCTTTTCCCAAGTATCAGCAGATGAAATAGTATAAGATTTTGAAGTTGATCTTGTGTTGTCTGCATCTCTAAGTCTTGTAATATACGTTCCAGTTTTATTTGATCTTACCCAAAATGAAAGAGTTAGTTGTTCAGCAGAAGATGTTCCTTTTTTTAAATACTGTAAATTTTGACCTTCTATTTTTTGTGTAATATAAATATAATCACTAGCACCTGGAGAGGCATCAGCAGTTGTGCAATCCATTTTTAAAGAAGTTGCAAAACCTTGACCAGTAGGCACTGTCGTTGATTGAGATTGTGTCCAAGTTCCCATACTACTTATTTCTTGTTTAAATCTATCTACTGTTTCATAAGAACTTCCAGTTAATGATGCTGCTGAAGTTGCTCTTTGAGCAGCACTCATATCACCATTAATAATTATGTTTCTAAAATTTGGTTGGTTTGTGTTTGTTGCTAGTCCTGCTGATTCTATTTTATCTATTGCCATATTATGCTCCTATAATCTTATAC